AAAAAGAACACTAATATCAATCCCGTCACAAAAAACACTCCGCTCCATTCTATCATCTCAACCCCTCCATGCATTCAGTCATCTGTTGAAACATTTCAATCTGAGTTAGTCTATGATTCATGCTATTTAATTGAGTGCCCATAATTACTACTAATATTGCCATAATCGCTAAATTCCATTTATCCATTTACCCGCCTCCACTTTGTGTTTGGTCCATCGTTCTCAATATGTCCAGCCTCTTCTAACTTCTGATAGATAGACCGGACCAAACCTTTTCCCACTCCCCACTTCTCTCTCACATAATTCTCTGATATTTTGCCATCACCATTGATCAGATACTCTTCAATTTCCTTAGCTGCTTGTCGGTCTAGTCCTGTTTTACGTGTTTTTTTTTGAGTTTGGTCTGGTCTACGTTCTTTTTCGTAGTCCAAATCGACTATTTTGGTCTGGTCTGAGTACCTATTCTGTACTAGATCGGCCATTCTACGCTCGGACCATAATTCTGGACTATACTCCGGTTCACGCTTCAACTCTGGTTTTGTGCCATCACCCAGCACATTGGCTAGCACTCCAGTCAATAGTAAGGGAGTTATGATCATAGCAAACCCAAACGCCAGCCTTGCGTACAATCTAAACTGATCCTCATCCATCCACACCGGCATGATAGCCAATCCTCTTTCAAAGATTACTTGGGATGGGGGAGTAGTGCTATCCAGTTTAGAGATCTGTTTGATTAGATCATCTCTCTGCGACACAGCATCATCTAGCTTTGCCTGAAAGTTAGACTTGTGTTTCTCGGTCTTGTCTACATTGTTTGTCCATGTAGCTACGTTAGCCTTTGCCAAGACTAAAGCTTGTTGTAGCTCGTTACGTTTGAACTCATCACCTACAGCCGCGTTCTGAGCATCCAAGGCTATGATGCAAGATAGACAAGCGAACAGTGACAGAGTGACCAGGTAACTAAACCATGTCCATGCTGCAATCCGTAACAAGAATGGCTTGATTGCTCCAGCAAACAGACACATAGCCAGCACCAACGCTGCAACGTCCAAGAAAGAGTAGGCTAGTGGCATAACGTACTGAGTCATATCATTTGCGCTACTGTTTAGCTCTCCCAATCTAAAGTTAAAGTATATTGAACAGACTGTTAGAGTTATCAAGCTAGTAAACCCGAATAACATCCTGTGGTTGTTGAAGTGGTCAAACCATCTCTTCGCCAATGCTTCTGCTTTACTCATTTCCTTCTCCTTTTCCGTTTTCGTTTCAAGTATCTGTGCAGATCACAGCGTCTACAGATCCGCACAGTGAATATCCAATGTGTTATGTAAGTTATGATTACTAGATAGATCAGTAAGGCCCCAACCTGAACAACCAGTAAACAATCGCTACACCCGTTAATAAAAGACAAATCCAATCAACTCCTGTTAATTTTCGGTCATCCATGTTTCATCCTCATCCATACCGTAATCTCTTGCTCGATTGTCTCTCTGATCTTAGATACTGTCAGAGCTGTTATGTCGATAGCTGTTAACTGATCCATAATTATGTCTGTCAATGCTATCTGTTCTTCAAAACTATCAGCCAGATAATTCTCTGATACTAATTGACTGATTTCTTCCCTACCTACGTTGCGACCTATCATGTTTATCTCCTTGAACTTATTGTTAGAGGAGGGTACTAGATGATCCCTCAGTTAAATAACTTCCTTATCCGTTGTTCTACTTCCTGCAAAAATACTTCTACTGCCTGCTCCATTTCCTTGACCACCTCCTTATCTGGTTGAAATCTAACTATCTTTATTTGTAAAGGCTCCGGCAAGCGAGGATCGAACGATACAAAATCACACCAATCTCTACCTGTACATGACAATTGAGCTGTCATCTGATCCCTGTATACCTTCGATATTCCTTTGCCTTCTAAAAAATCAATGTGAGTAGTAGTGGCTGGGCATTTAATCTCAAGCAACCCATCTTCCGCTAGACCGTCGGGGGAAGCGCCAAATCCATCTATATTGCTATGGACATGAAATCCAGTCTCTTCTACAAATATACCTGTTTCTCTCTCATACGCGGCTCTAGCGCTATCCTCGTTATCTACTCCCCACTGCATGGCTTGAGTAGTAGGTATAGAGGTTGATATTCCTGTCAAACGTTCAGCGATAATCTGCATCATGTATGACTCTCTTGAAGCCCCTTTACGCTTGGCCATTACCTTGGTAACTTGGGACGCTGTTACGCGCCCAAGCCGACTACTGAACCATTCATCCGATCGTTGTTTAGAATGGGATGTCATCACTAAATACCTCTTTTTTCGCGGGTTGCCCAGAATAATCCTTTTCTTTGAATGAGAGAGACATATACTTCACGCCATGCTTTGACTCATTCAGCCATGCTGACAAAAAATATTCAGACCCGTCTATCATTGCTGAGCCAGTATAGTCCGGGTGTTTATCAGTCTCTTTCTTGTCGTTACGAAACAAGGCCCCACTGTTGTCTTTACGCTCTTTCATTTAGCTCTCCTTTACGTTGTGCGGCTACTTCTTTCAGCCTAGTGTATGAATCTGACTTCGGGTTCAATCCTTTTGTCAGTCTCTTGAAGTTAGCGGTTAAGCTATTCAAGTCTTGCGCTGTAGAAAGCGTTAGGATAGCTTCCATAATATCTATTTCTACAGATTGTTCTGTTTGGCGCGGAAGATCCTCACCCTGGTAAATGTAAAGACCTAGCCCAAACATTGCCAAGTTTTTAACCAAGCAACGCATTCTATTGTCACTAACCTGCCGCGAAGATGGGTTCTTTATCGCTTGGTTTCGGTTATCCATGACCGGCAGCCACATTTTTCGGCTATTTCCCTCTATTGTTACTTGGGTCCATACTTCCATTGATCCATCGCCAAATACTACAGGATCTAGTATATCGAAAGTGGCGGAAGGGTAGTTGCTCATAATTACATCCCAAGCGTTAGCCCACGACAAGTATGTCAAGCCCATTTTCTTTTCTACCATTCCAGATAGATCTATTTGCGATAGTGTTTTGAATATCTTTTCCATTTCATATCTCTACTAAATTTGTTTTATCAATTGCCATTTCTCTAACTAAGATAATGGCAGCCTTTAATTTGCAATCATCTACAGCCTTTGTAGCGCGGTATCTGTGGAAGGGTCCGTAGAATGTAGCAACAGCCCAACCGCCACCTATAACTATTTGTGAGCTGTACCACCTATGATGAATGGTTGTCTTTAACTGGTTGTGATGTTCCATTGCTGAAGCCGTCCATAGCTCTAGAAGAGAAGAGGAACCCTAGAAGGGGTAAGCAAAGCATGAATTTGATTATGTCCATTTATGTATCTCCGTGTTGTGTTGGTATGATCTAACTATAACGGTGCTGGTTTGATTTGTGAAATAACGTGTTTTCATAAAAAGTAACTACTACTATTACTTTATATTATTAGTAATGATTACTACTATTAATTATACTCGCTACAAGGAGGTGTCAAAATGAACTATCAACAGATAATGGCAGAATTGAAGGAAGCAGGCTGGAGTAACTATCGTATTAACAAGGTGACAGGATTAAATACTAAGACTCTTCAAAATCTACGAGATGGATTAGTAACCAATCCCAGGTTAACGACTCACAACACTATTATTGGCTTGTACAAAAAGGAGGTTAAAAAGGATGTTTGATTTTAATGTGATAGCAAGCGACAAGCTCAATAGAGCTGTGATTGATGTTGGCTCAATTAGATATGTTATAGAGATAAACAGGCATCATTGTTACAGCGCATTTATCTACAGGGATGTGGAAGGAGACTATCATTGTAGTAGTAAGTCTAGTTATTATGATCTTGGATATGAATCACAGTCAAAAGAGGGTTAACAATGGATTGTACAGACTGCGGGCTACAGATTAGCTCAGATGACGAATTAAAAGGCTATGATATGTGCCTGAAGTGTAGGCTAGACGAGCCTATGGATCTCATTAACAAACTGATGAGAGAAGGCTGGGGAAGTCAGTCAGCAGCAGATGAAGTGCAGCGCAGGCTTAAATTGAGCGATTCAGACACGCTAGCAGCAGCTTATTACTGTGAACTGTATCGAGAGTAATCATCATCAAGTGTACATCTTCTATCCTGTTTCGACAAAACCGAAGCAGGGTAGCAAGGTTATCATTTGCCGACGAACGACAGTAGAAATAGCAGTGTTTGAAGGCAGTCAATTCTTAATCAATCAGAACGTTATAGAGGATGTGAAGTGGTGGGGATATCTGCCAAAGCATCCTAATACAAGGAGATAATCATGGAGATATTCTGTACTGTATGCAAGAAGGATATGCCTGAAATCACAGCCTGGGGAAACCTGGGCTTTTTTTTGGAGTAGTGTTGACAGTTTACTAGGTGGTGATGTATAGTGCCTATATAGTTTAGAAAAGGAGGGTATATGGCTAATTGTCTGAATGAAAGCTGGTCGATGATCACTACAAGCAAGTTATCAATGGGTCCAAAGTATGTGATGTTATGCATAATGAATTGTGCGTCACAAGACAATACTTTGAACATGAGCCTGAAGGATATGTCAAAAGAGTTTGGCGTTCCTAAGAAAACTGTTATCAATAGCATTAAAGCATTGACTGAATCAGGGTATTTGAGAGTGGAGAAGTCAACGTGTAGCGCGCATGGTAACTTGATAAATAGATATTTTATTAAAATATAGTAAACAAAATTAAGCCCAAACCTTTGTGGAGGAATGGGCATATACTTCAATCAATACTAACTAATCGCTGAGGTAATTATACATGAAAGATAAATTCAATCAACATTCGTTCTTAATAGAGGATGCAGAGAAGTATGGAGTTGATGCAGCTGTTATTCTCTACAACATAAGATACTGGCTTACCCATGAGTATCGAAACGTAGGAAAGGATAGGTGTAAAAACATAGATGGCTACGTTTGGACGTTTAATAGTGCTAAGGCATTTGCTGAGCAATTTACATACTTTAGCTCAAATAAGATACAGAAGATTCTTAAAAAACTAGAGAATGATGGCGCTATCATATGTGGAAACTTTAACCAAAAAGGGTATGACAGAACAAAATGGTACACTATGCCTGAGTATAAAATAAACGAAAGTGATCAGCCAAATGGATATCTCCATTCAGCCGTTTGGCTGAATGCAATCAGCCAAATGGATGAACCTATACCAGATAATAAACAACAGATAAAAAACAATACCCCTATAGTCCCCACTGGGGACCGCGCGCAGGAAGAACTTTTTTGGAAGATAGTTGAACTATGGAACAATGGGTTCAAGAAGTTCCCAAAGGTCAAAGACTACAATTCAACCAGAAAGAAGGCGTTGAAGAGGATTCTCAAAAACTATCCAAACTACAAGGAGGTAGGCAAGTGGCTAGCATTTTTTAAACACATGACTCAATCAGAGTGGTTAATGACTAGAGATGGACAGGACAACAGGTTCAAGCTGAGCTTTGACTGGATCATGAAAGATGAGATCTTCACAAAGATTATCGAAGGAAATTATCACTAATTAACAAAACTGCGGAGCGAATGGCGGAGCACAACCCCCCCAGGCCGCGCAGCCCCCCCCTTTTTTTACCGCTGAGCATGGAGTACAGCAAAACATAAACGGCATCAGTGTAGTAGCCATGGCAAACAGGAAACGAGTCATGAGCGCATCAGAATTGCAAGTAATAGGACAGATATTAACCGACAACACGCTTTTGGATGAATTGGAGTGTTACACAGACATAAACGACTTCCAAGATGAAACCGCGTTCGGGATAGTGCAGAATATGAGATTACTATCTGATCAGAATAAGGAGATCAACATAGTAACTTTGAGCGAGTTATATAATAACGATCCAGAAACGATCCGATTCTTGGCTAACTGCCAAACCCATACAACAGGCACATTTCGATCCCATGCGCTAAACGTCCATGAGAAGGCTTGTGAGAGGCGTTTACATCAAGCCATAGGTAAGGCGCAGGAAATACTGCTTTCACCTCACACGGCCTTAGAAACGAAATTAGACCAATGTAACGGGCTGTTCCTAGACGTTATAAACAATAAACAAGATACATTGCTAAGTCCTAGAGAACAATTAGAACGTTTTGCGAACGATTTACTGCAAAGATCAGAGGCAAAAGGCTATTTAGGGCTAGAGACACCTTGGTCAAACGTTACTCAAGCATTGGGCGGCATGAACAAAGGAGAGATGTACACGATTGCAGCGCGTCCAGGAATGGGAAAGACTAACTTCGCTTTAAACCTGTTCACGAGTGTAGTGAAGAGGGGAAAGAGCTGTTTATATATTAGCCTAGAGATGACCTCTGAAGAGCTGTTGGCTAGGTTAGCTTCAGATTGGGCCAATGTTGACTACTCAAAATTCAATCGGGCCGAGTTGAGCGAATTTGACTGGGCATCATTGAGCGGTAACATGTTTGATCCTTACCGTAAAAACTCAGCCTACATTGACGACTCATCCACTCACACAGTCGGAACAATCAGAGCTAAGGCTAGACGAGTTAAAAAGGCTCACGGGCTAGATATGATCATCGTGGACCACATCGGATTGATAGATCATGGCCATGACAATGAAACGATAGGACTAGGCAAGATCTCAAGAGAAATGAAACGGATGGCAAAAGATATGGAATGCCCTGTAGTAGTTTTGTCACAGTTAAATAGAGATTGTGAGAAGAGAAACAACAAGCGTCCAATGCTATCCGATCTTAGACAAAGTGGCTCAATAGAACAAGATAGTGATGCAGTAGCTTTTTTGTATCGTGATGAGTATTACAACGACGACTCAGCTAATAAAGGATTGTGCGAGGTTATTTTTGCGAAGGTTAGGAAAGGCCAGAGAGGAACGCAATTGTTAGAGACTCAATTTCATAAATGCAGATTTATTGAAACGAGCAGAGAATCAGTTGAGGAAGATAACTTTAGTAGTGGTATAGGTTTTTAATTATTGTTATACTAACGACCTAGTCCTAGGCTGGGTCGTTAAACAAGGAGATTAGTATGAGCATTAGAAGAATTAAGTTTATGATAAATGAAATTTCTAACGCGGGTTATCCTGTTTTTTGTTGGCTTGGCGGGGATGAGTTGATATGCAGGAATAAAGAATATATGGCCGAGGATGTGTTAAATATATACCATATGTGCGAGTCTGTTACAGGTAGGACTAGATCATTAAAGCAGTGGAAGGAATATATTATTGCGGACGTTGCTTCTAAAACATTTAGGATAATACATGATGATTGCTATTATACAAAAAACAGGCACCAAGATAAACAGAAATTAGTTGAAATGATGGATAGGCTGCATTCCTATAGTGTAAATAATCCAGATTTAAAAGATGGCTTTGCATTAATAGCATGTAGCAGGGATGGGAAAAAGTCCAATATTGCGTCAATATTAACATTATCTGAGCATATAGGGGAATCACATATACCTCTTGTTATAACGCTAATGGTAAAGAACGACTGCTATATAGATAGGTGTATGGATGCGCTAATTAATAGAATTGATGGAGGATAATTAATCAGAACAAGGGATGAAAACGCCTTCGAGATTAGCTTGTAAACGGATAGTCTGCTGGATGAGATAGCCAGCCCTGTATCAGTAAGCAGGTAACCTATTAAACCAAGGAGATCAATATGAGCAAAGATTTTTTGGCAGCAGGCACGACTTTATTTCTAACTGCGCTAGGGTATCACAGCGGCTTGGGTGTTTATGAGGCGTTTTTTATTTCTTTCACGAGCACAGTGATGGCGGGAGCGATGTTCGGAGGGATCACTATGTTACTAAGATTTGGAGATTAATATGGATAGAATCGAACGCTCTGGATATAAATTCGCAGAGGATCAAGATTGCTATGGCGATGGCAATGGCTCTAGCATTGGCGATGGCGATGGCTATGGCTGGGGCTATGGATCTGGGGATGGCAATGGCTATGGCTGGGGCTATAGTGATGGTTATGGCTATGGCGATGGCAAGGGCAATGGCGATGGCAAGGGCTATGGCTGGGGCTATAGTGATGGTTATGGCAATGGCAATGGGATGAACATTAATTAAATTTAAAGGAATTTTTATGGACAAAGTTACATTATTAAAGCTGGTCGAGATGCTTGTTAAAGATGATACGGATCAAAAAGATGATACGGATCAAAATTTTGAGTCGGGAGCGCTAGTCTTAGTTCGAGCCCATTTAATGGGTACGCAGGTTGGCAGAGTGCGGAGTCACGTTATCGGCGGTAAGCTTATATTGAGCGAGAGTCGTAAACTTTGGAGATGGCAAGCGAATCAAGGTTTGGCGCTAGAAAGTCTGGCAGTTTATGGAGCAGATCCAGACGGCACTAAAGCAACAGCGATTGTTGGTGAAACTTCCATTAATGATAGTGATTGTGTAGGGATAATCAGAATTACGAAAGATATCTACTCGCAACTAATGGGATTAGACACGGAAGAACAGTAGCGATAATTCGCGCAAGGGTAAGCAGATAACAAGTGGATTTTTGGTAGTCTTGCCAATATGCCCATGACTGGTATAATTTAACATAACAATACCCCTCCCGCTTCCCGTCAGATCAGCGCACCGCGAGGGGTTACTCATTTTTGGGTTTGTGAAAAAAGTTGTTAGAGTTTGCCAAACAATATCTATATAACTGCAAGAAGTATCCCAATTCAAAGATCCATGTATGTATATGGTTGCATTAAATAACTGTTAATGTTATTATTAGCGCAAGGCAATGCAAAGCAGGGCACTGCAGTGCAGCGCAGCGCAGGGCAGCGCACAGCAACGCAAAGAACTCATTAACTAATTGTTAATGTTTTATAAATTAAACACAAGGATTCTAGACATGATTAGGACAGCAACGCTAAACTATAGCGGTTTAAACTCACTTCTATTAAACAACCCCCAGACAGTAGACAGCCTCAATAAATACTCTAAAGCTTTGGCAGTAATTAACAAAAAGCGAATTAAAACAGAAGAAGACATGAATCACAGATACGAACTAGAAGTATCCGCCAAGGTTTATTGGAGTGATGAGCTAGGAATTCAGATCCCAACGAGCTGGATTGTTGCTAGCGTTGCAAAAGTGTCTCACAAAGTGTCAAAAATTGCTAAAGCCGACATTAGAGCATCGTTTTTCCCGTCAGACGAGTATGTGAAGCTTAAATATGAAGGGGAATCTAGCATTAAGAAGAAAGATGATATTGTATTAAACGAGGCTTATAGATGGCTATTTCCAACTAAACAAGGACAAGTAAAGGTGATGAAAGCTTTTCCTATATTTAAAGATTGGAGCTTCTCTGTTGATGTTGAGTATGATGATTCTATATTGCCAGAAGAAGAGATGTATAGAATAGCGGCTCACGGCGCAAAATATAACGGTTTTGGAGACTTTCGGCCAACATTCGGAAGAGCGATATTATCTGTTTAATCCAAGGCAATGCAGCGCAGCGCAAGGCAACGCAAGGCGGGGCAGTGCAACGCAACGCAAAGCAGAGCAAAGCACCGCAAAGCAATGCAAAGCAACGACCATTTAACAAATTAAGAGGGAACACAATGAAAGAGATATTAGAGCAGCTAGATAAGATGGGGCTTATTAAATATGGCTCTGTTATTACAGGAGAGCTTATTAGGGGCATGGCAGGAATAGAGCTACCAGAAACGGGAACTAGAGATCAATTCAAAGACGCGGCACTAAAGGAGCTAACAATAACGGATTACATTAGAGGTAAGTTGATATCTAAGGGCATGTATTTACATGCAACCAAGGGCGATTATAGAATTCTATCTCCATCCGAGAATAAGGATCAGGTGCTAGCATATATGAAGAGCGCCGATGGTAAGCTAAAGAGAGGGATTCGGTTATACGATAACACACCCAAACAATACCTAGACAACAACATTAAGACCAGGATTCACTTGCGGCAAGATTCAATCAATGAACAGAAGAGGCGACGAGATAACCTTAACTAACAGAGGGTATGAAATGGCCGAGGACGTTAGGGAATATCTAGTAGATCTAGTAGGAGATATTGATACGGATATCACAAAGCTTTGTACGTTAATGAATACTATTAGAGAAGTGGATAAAGGTAAGCTACTGCAAGCTGTAAAGGTGGCTGATGAGTTATTAGGAATCATGCTAGAGATTGCAATGGAGGTTCGTAAATAGGCATCGAGGGGAACTATTTTTTAATTAAGAAGATTAGTCACGAGACAGTTACTAACTGTCATAGATATGTAGATGATACTATCAATCGACTACTGAAGGAAGGGAAGATCGTAGCGGTCAAGGTTGAAGAGTATAAACATCCACGCTCACTATCTGCAAATGCATTGTACTGGATGTGGATGGAAGATCTAGCAAAGCTATTCAACAGTAAGGGAATGACAATAGATGGGAAGGGATACGACAAGGAAGACTGCCACGATCTATGCCGTTCTATGTTTCTTGGGTATGCAGAAAAGACGTTATCCAAGACTCACATCAAGACCCTGAAGTCCACGCGCACACTCAACACTAACCAATTTTGTCACTATCTAAGACAGATAGAAGAGTGGAGCATCGAAAAACTAAAACACGTACTACCTGACCCAGCAGATAATCAATATAGAAAATGGGAGCAAAAACAAAATGAATGATGAATCACGGGCCACGCAGCATTATGTTTATACTATTGATAGTAAGAGATCGGAAAGAGACAAGATAGCAGAGGATACTAGGAAATATTTAGAGAGTGGCAATAGTATAGAATTTGTGCCAGTATTGACTAGAGATCAGATATTCTCTCGTTGTGCGCTTAATCCGAAACGTGCGATTGCAGTACGGATGAGAGGGGAAGGAAAGACAATCACAGAGATAGCTCGTAAATTGGGAGTAACGGGACCGACAATTAGAAATTGGGTAAAGACAGGATAGGGAGATAACATGGCGGTAAAAAGGACACCGGCAGACCAGTGGTTTTCAAAATGTGTGCGGATTAGGACTAACTGGACTTGTGAATACTGTAATATTAACTATGAGCATGATAAAGGCTATCTGCATTGCTCTCATTACATATCTAGAGCGCATCACATCACTAGGTACAATCCAATTAATGCTATGGCTCACTGTCAGAGATGCCACGAACAATTAGGGGGTGGTAGGTGGGGAGGCGGTAACATAGCGGAATTCGCGCACCACTATGACGAGATACACGGACCCAAAAACCGAGAAAAGATTAGGAAGATTAGTCACTATCCATTCCCAAAGCATAAACGACACATTAAGGACATATCGACACACTTCCGGCAGGAGTTTGCTAGACTAGAGCAGTTAAGACTGGATGGCAGAATAGATAGGCTGGAGTTCGAGCCGTATACTGGATGTATTGAGTTATTGGATTTGGAGGAACGGATTTGTTAATTATAGAGCGGTTTCCAGGGCAGATTATACGTGTAGAGGATGAGCCGTGGATGCTAGGAGAGTCTACAAAGAGCTATTGCATACTGGAAAACCAAGGCCACAGGATACGGATAATGCGGTCGAGTGATATGATGTGGGGAGATCTAACGGTCAAGCTACTTGCTTCAGATAAAGACAAAACAAAGCTGGGTTTTATTGCTCCATCTCACATCAAGATTTATAGAGAAGAAATCTACCCGTTTATGAGGGATAAAGATGGCTTACAGAGACTTGATTGAAGATATGCTTACTGAATGGGGCAAGGCGGCACGACAAGGAAGTATCCATATCAACTACAAGCCTGGTATATTGGGGCAAATCAAAGGCTCTACAGTGCGATCTGCGACGATTACAGATAAGGACTACATGCTTGTAGATCAGGCTGTTAGCGAGCTGAAGAAAATGGATGAGCAACTGCATGATGTAATATCAAAATACTATCTAGAAATGAAGTCTATGCGAAGGATTGGAATGGATCTGAGAAAGAGTACATCTACAATCTCACAATACAAAGAAAGCGCAATAACTTATGTAGCTTGTTATGTCAATCTAAAAAGTTGACGATCGAACAGAAATAGGGTAAAGTTAGGTAAGATGCCCATCGTGGCACTGATTGTTAAACACTCCATCACGTAAAGAATCCTGTTCACTCACGGCCGAGAATGTTATCTAAACTCAAATCATACTATCGCAAAGCTAGACGTTTCTTGTGTAAGCTTTGCATCTATATACTATTGAAAATTATCTATAGGCTAGACAGCTAATGAGACAACACGACCTTTGCTACATGACCAGTAGCTCAACTGGCTCACCGTTCAGCACTAGCTCTGTAACAGGGTACAATGATTTTCAAGATTTCTACGCGCAGAATGAGACATTCACAGCATCATTTAAAGATGGCTCTAATCATTACATGGTTGCTATTTGTTCTTTAAACGGTTCAAACAATGTAGTTGTTGATCAGATATTAATGTCTAGCGCTGGACCAACTACACTATCAGAGCCAACTTTCAGCGGCACTGTTGATATTGTTATCGGCGCGACAACAATGAACACGGAGCATAGAAGGTTCAGGAATTGCTCTTCTAACGATACCTCGCACGCTCATCATAGACATATGAACAACTATATGTTTTATGGCAGCACAAACACATCATATACAAATGACAGGCTCTATCTCATGCCTCACGGAGTTGATGTATCGGGGTGGTATTACGGATTTTACACTAGCGAAAAAGCAGCTACAGCAGCAAACTACAGGCTAGGGCTGTATGATATAAACGAGGCTGGGCATCCTGATATCTTGCTAATGCAGTCGGCAGAGATAACACACGCAGCAGCGGATGAAGTTGAATCAGATTTGAATAATACTCTGACGATCACAGCTATTACAGTAGCTAATCCTGGAGTCGTAACATACACGGGCACAGATCCCAGTAACGGAGATCGAGTCTACATAACCGGAGCTAACAACGTCACTAATGTGAATCAAACAAGTTTTTTAGTATCTAACGTTAACACGGGTTCAAATACTTTTGAGCTTCAGGATCTAACAGGGACTAACTACACTACAACGGGCACAGCAGCGACAACTGGCACAGTGCATTTCCCAGTATTTCTTAGCGCAGGGGATTATATAAGCGCCTTTGTTTGCGACACCAACGCTCTAGCCTTTAATGGGCCACTTAGTTCGGATGAGATGTGCAAGCCTTCTTCGTTCGGGGTTAGAACAGGGATGACGACCGTACTACATATTTACAAGACGTTCACATATGGGGCCTTAACTGATACTCCAGACATGACAACGGGTTGGACAGACTCAGCCGCCAATATGATTGGAGTTGGCTTGCTGATGGTGGAGGGGTAATGCTAACTAAGGCTCAAAGAAAATATCTTCAATCTAAAGGTATATCTGTTGTTCTGATAAACGGAACTACTGTAAAGGGCGGACATGAAAAGTACAGCGCACAATTAGCAGACATTAACGCACTGTCAGACTTTAAGTCCTGGGTTAAAGATGAAGTTAGCGCCCAGGTAGATGAAAAGCTTTCTGCCAAATATGACAGAGCTACTAATCAGAGATACAGAGCTAAGCATATGGAAGCGCTAGCGTTCAAGAACACGACTTACCTTGGATCACAAGACGACTATCAATACATAAAAGAAGAGGCATTAGAGCGCGGGATCACAATGACTCAAATGGCAGACATGATCATATCAGCAGCTAATACATATAACACCAACGTTGCAGCGGTCGAGAGAAAAAGAGTTAAGTTTAATGCGGATGTAGACGCAGCAGCAAATCTAGAGGATGTTCAAACGTTATGGGATGCGGCATATACAGCTATTGAGGCGCTGTAATGGCCGGTTTAGGGTTTGCAGGCTTACCTTTAGGTGATTCGGTTGCATTAGGGGCTATTGAGACTGAGGCAGGCGGAGCAACAACATACACCAAAACAACAAGCCTAGACGCTCTACTACAGAAGCAGAACAACCTCAAAACTACATCAATTGACGCCCTGATACAAAAGACCACAACGCTACAAGCAAGCCTAGATGCTGTACTACAAAACAGCACAACTAAAACGACAAGTCTAGATGCATTAGTCCAAAAACAGAATAACCTAAAGACAACAAGCCTAGATGCATTAGTACAGAGGACTTACACACTATTAACAAGTTTGGACGCCATAATAACGGATGGCGTTACAAAGGTATTGACTACATCATTAGATAGTTTAGTCCAGAAAACCTACACGCAAACGACCAGTCTGGACGCATTAATTCAAGATGCATTCACGATAGCAACAACAGTAGATGCATTAATACAAAAGACATACACGAAAACGACCAGTATAGATTCAGTATTAGGCAAGCAATACGTATTGACAGCAGCTATTGATAGCTTGATACGAAAGAACAATATAACCCTAACAACCTCTCTAGACGCTTATATAAGTGATGGTGAGATATGGGTTGTACAAACTAACAATGCTTCAACATGGTCTGCTCAAACTAACAACACATCAACTTGGACGGTACAATAATGGTAGCAACAGTTCAGATAGTCGAAAAAAACGGTACAGCAGGAACCAACACTCAAAAAGACAGTGGCACAGTTAGGTTCAAGAACGCTGATAACTCTACAGTAAACACAAGTGATCCGATGGTAGTTCCCACGGCTGGCAGTGATTACAGCTATGAGAAATGGCTAAGACTGAAAGTTACTGTAGCGCCGGACACCAACCTAACCAATCTTAAATGCTACTCAGACGGCTCTATAGGCTTTGGTACGGGTGTTACTCCCTACGCTAAAGCAGTAGCTACATATGCGACCCCTTCACAGCCTACTACTATTGCAGGCTATGCAACACTGGCCAGCTATACGAGTGGATCAGCCTTGGATCTTGGTACAGCAGCGGTCACAGGAACGGGTGAGAAAGGCTCACACGCGGTTTTGATGCTGAAGGTGGATTCAACTGCAAGTGCTGGAACGTTAACGGCCGAACAAATTACGTTCAGCTATGATGAGCTGTGACATTAACCTTTACAGCGAGTGAGTTGTAGGTTTGATAACATGGTTAGCAAGCTATCCAAAATCTGGAAATACGTATCTAAGACTATTGCTAAATGCTTATTTGTGTAACGGCAATATAGATATAAATAATTTGGTTTTTGGTGGGGGTGATCATCGGAAGTATTACTATCAGGTAGTTAGCCCTCTTCCATTAACCAAACTCAACAGAGAAGATATTTTACTTCTTAGAAATGCCGCACTAATGAATATGTCAGTAGGATCGTTTCAGAAACCATGCCTAATTAAGACTCATAACATAAACGGCATAGCAAACGACATTAAGCTAATACCAAACAATCTAACAGAACAAGCCTTCTACATTGTAAGAGATCCTCGCAACGTGGTTGTGAGCTTCGCAAGGCACATGAAGCTATCAATAGATGATTCGATAGATTGCATGGACGATAGACTGTATTCTATTAGCAACGATAATAGGTTCTTTCATGTTTTGGGTAACTGGTCTGAGAACGTTACAAGCTGGTTAAATGCTGAATTCAAAGTTAATCTAATCAAGTATGAACGGTTAGTATCTAATACAAGAGAAGTGCTAGAGAACGTATTGAAAGCATTAGGAATAGACATTAACAACGAATTGTTAGATAATGCTATCAAAGCTACATCGTTGGACAAGCTGAGAGATCAAGAGAGCAAAGGTTTTGAAGAGAAGCCTAACAACGATTTTCAGTTCTTCAACGGTTCAACGGATTATGAAAAGGATTTGACTAGAGAGCAGATTAAACGGATTGAAGACGATCATGGTCAAGTAATGGAGATGCTAGGATATGCAGCCACACGCTAAAGTTACAACGGATGAAGATGGAACTATACACGCTATATCAGATATTCACAGTCTTACAATACTTCCTGACGGTCAATCCAAAGCATTTAATCGAAACTTTCTTACTAAAAAAGTTGGAGGTGGCAAGTTACATGCTCGGTTAAACAATCTAGCTGCGAGAATTCAACAAGATAAAATAACTTTGCCTGAAGCTTGGGCAGAGATAGAAGGATGGGTCGAAGAGCTTAACGAGCCACAGCATAAGAGGTGGTTAGTGGGCGAGTTAGATGGGGTTAGATGCTATATAAACGGCAATAACATCATAATGACCAAACAAGACCTGTATCAATAAGCCAACCCACGGGAGCTTAATCTACGGTAGATTAAAATAGATACTATGGCACTAGGAAAAAAAACAGGTGGCAGAAAGAAAGGTACACCCAACAAGAAAACCTCTTCAGTTCAAGAAAAGCTGGATAGGTTGGGTTGTGATCCAATTGAGGGAATGGCCATAATAGCTAATAGAGCTATGGCTGAGGGAGATCTACCTTTAGCTGGATCAATGTATAAAGAATTGGCTCAATACGTTGCACCCAAGCGTAAGACAGTAGAGCTATCAAATGAAGAAGGATCAGGACCGCTAAGGATCGAATGGAAATCGTAATTCCGTACAAGCCTAGAGATCTTCAATTAGAATTCCATCAAAATATGAAGAGGTGGAATCTTCTAGTTTGTCATAGGCGGTTCGGTAAATCAGTTTGTGCTATCAACCAGTTAGTTAAGTCATGTCTAACCTGTACTTTAGAGCGGCCTAGATTTGGTTATATAGCACCTTTCTATAAACAAGCTAAACAGATAGCTTGGGATTACTCTAAACACTACTCTAGACCGATTCCAAATATTAAAATAAACGAAGCAGAGCTTAGGATTGACTATCCGAACGAAGCTAGACTGCAATTGTTTGGAGCTGATAACCCTGATTCAATGAGAGGGTTATACTTTGATGGTGTTGTGCTGGATGAGTATGGAGATATGTCGCCTCGCCTATTCACTGAGGTAGTTAGACCAGCATTATCGGATCGTAAAGGATGGGCTCTATTCATAGGATCTGCGAAGGGTGGAA